TGACATAAACTATCTCTCCTATCTGGTATTCCATTGTTTTTGTATTTTTACTCCGCAAATATACAACATTTTTACGAAACACACAAATTTTTGTTTAAAAATTTTTGTTTTTCTAATTTGTTGATTATCAGGCAGCTTTCTTTTTGTTTTCTATTTTAAGGCATTTTTTAACAAGTTCTGCGTCAACAACAAAGTCGTTCCCTTCGCATAAAGAAGGGTTGAACATGACGTCCATAAGCACCTCCTCCATGGCGCCTCTCAGAGAGCGGGCGCCGGTCTTTTCAGAAGCGGCATAAGTCGCTATCTCGGTGATAGCCTCATCAGTTACAATCAGGTTGATTCCGTCAACCCTCATCAGCTTCCTGTATTGTTTCAAAAGACTGTTCTTCGGTTCCGTAAGTATCCTTTCCAAATCACGAACCTCAAGAGGCTCCGTGTTCGCAATGACTGGAAAACGACCGCACAGCTCCGGTATCACACCATACTGTATAAGGTCATCGTGATTCACTTTTGAAAGCACACTTTTTTCCTCAGAGCAATCTGTTTCTTTCTCCCTTGTGTTGAAGCCTATAGTGTTAACATTCATCCTGGTTGATATTATGTTCTCAATACCGTCAAACGCTCCCATGCCTATGAAAAGAATGTTTGTGGTGTCAACATATATAAGCCTTTGTTCAGGATGTTTCCTGCCACCAAAAGGAGGAACGCCAATCACACTTCCTTCCACAATTTTAAGAAGGCCTTGCTGTACACCTTCGCCGCCCACATCCCTGGTAAGGGACATGTTAGCGCCTTTCTTCGAAAGTTTGTCAATCTCATCGATACAAACGATACCCATCTGGGCAAGATTAAGGTCATAATCAGCCTCAATAAGCAAACCGGTAAGTATGGTTTCGACATCATCGCCCACATATCCGCTTTCGGTAAGCTTCGTGGCGTCTGCTATATAGCAAGGGAGATTCAGTTCCTTTGCTATGGTTTTAATCATGTGGGTTTTTCCTGTCCCGGACTCACCCAGAATCATAACGTTCGATTTCTCGATTTTAACATCGGAAAGCTCGTCATCAGCGCCGCTTCCCATTTCAGCCACAACCCTTTTGAAATGGTTGCATATGGCTACTGAAAGCGTCTTCTTGGCCTTCTCCTGACCGATTACTTCACGGTTAAGGACTTCCATTACGTCCGAAGGTTTTGGAACTGTTATCTTCCTTACTAAATCGGGATTAATATCTTCTTCGTTAAACATGTGTGAAATTTTGCCTTTGTTAGATTTTGCCAAAGTCTTATGAGTTTTTTCTTTTATTTTTTCGGCAGCAAAAATACAAAAAATATTCGTATTTCACAAGAATATTTATAAAAAAAATCAAAAATGGTTTTGTTAAAACGTATCTTATTGTTTATCATGTTATTGTGCACAATGATAACAGTTGCAGCACAAGAACAAGTTCGAGCAATGATACAATACAACAAAGGTTTTGAGATGTATACTGAAATCACTTTCGCAAACTTCTCATTTTCAGGAGACACAGTCACAATAATTTTCAAAGCACACGGAAAAAAACACACATCGGCAGCCATCATAGACACCACGGAACAATACGATACCAGAACAGTTTATAAACTGGATAATGGAGGGATATTGAGAAAATACAAGGACGACGGGAGAATGATATACACATCAGAGAAAATCTGCAAACACAAAATTGAGAACCTGCTGATAATAACATCCCCTGACACGCTAAACACAGACCAATAGGAAAACGCTTTTTTTTCAGTAACAGCTTTCTCATCTTAAAACAAAAAGAAATATGGCTACAAGGAAAATAATGGGACTTGATGTTAGCACTGCTTGCATAGGCATGACAATCGCAACAGAAGATGATGGAAAACTCACCCCGGAGATTATAACGCACATACGTCCGAAAATACCTTCCAAAATAAAAGGAACCGAGGCTTTATTCATGAAAAGCACGATTTTTAACGATACACTTTCCAATTACACGGATTCCGGAATTACCGATGTCGTCATAGAGGAGCCTTTAATCGGAAGCAACAACGCGAACACTGTCGGCACACTGCTCAAATTCAACGGAATGATTTCACAGTCTGTTTATATGAAACTTGGCGTAATCCCTAAATTCATATCTTCTTACGACGCGAGAAAATTCGCAAACCCATCCCTTATGAGTGTTAGAAAGTTCGACAAAAAAGGCGAGACTTACAGCGTTTCAAAAATAAGGTCAGAACTTAAAAAAAACGAACTCGTCCTTTTCGGTAGCTACCCATACGATTGCGCGAAAAAACACATTATGTGGAACTATGTTTCGGACATGTTCCCGAACGTGAACTGGGTTTACAATGACAAGGGTGAGCTAAGGGACGAGAATTTTGACGCCAGTGATTCCATGGTATGCGTGCTCGGATTCCTCAACAAAGAGATTTACGGCGATATAGAACCTAAAATAACAGAATATTCCGAAGCCGAAGAAAACGGGCATACGGTCTTCAATTACACCGTGAATTTCTGCGGTGAGGATTACAAAAAATCTGTGGAGATTTAAAAAAAATGCGGAAGACGCATCCTCCGCATTCTCAACAAACCATTATTCAGCAAATTAGCTGTTTTTTTTTCATTATCAACTGCACTTCGACCAACCGCAATTAGGGCATACGAGACATCCGCCTTCATTGCGAATTTTGCTGTGGCATTCAGGGCATTCCTCGTCTGTTTCTTTAGGCTTGAGGTATTTTGACAAAACTCTGGATACGGCCTTGTTGAAAGAGACAATATTGTCGTTGCATTTTTCCTCAAGTTTTATGATATCCTCCAACCTCATTCCTGTTCTGAGATTGGCACTGATATGAAGAGCCACGTTTCTGTATTCTCTCTTCTCACTCCAGTTCTTTATGTTATAAACAGATTCCTTCACGATTTCTATATCGCTTTTCTTTAGAGTCTTTCCCTCATTGACAATGTTTGATATTTTGTCTATCTCACCGAAAATATCATAATCATTACCGAGTTCTATGGCTACATTATCAACCGTAATAAACTCGCTCTCATATTTATACACTCTCTTCTTCTCTCTTGTTATCTTTCCTTTGTGGTTTGGAATTCTCTCGTTATCGGCACACGGCATCGCGAAAAGCTCATAAGGTTTTCCGTCATATAGCCCAACGAATATCCTGAAGTTCTCACCGTTCACCCTTACCTGATAGAAATCGGCATCAAGAACTTTCGGTCTTTTCGGAGCGTCAACAGTATTGAACAAAGCGTCGCTCTGCGGCTGCATGGATGTTGTCAGAATAGCGGCCCTCTTGCAATTATCGCGGAAAATTGTGACACCTTTCAATCCATATTTCCATGCGTTCATATAGATATCGTACACTTCCTCTACTGTCGTTTTCTCGTTCAAATTAACGGTTGAACTTATTGAGGCGTCAATGTTTTTTTGCAAAGCTCCCTGCATCTTCACCCTCTCAATCGGGTTCAGCTGTCCTGCAGTTACGAAAAACTCGGGCAGTTTTTCCTCGTCAATTTTTTCAACATCTCCACCATAATAATCCAACACAGCTTTTGGATAAACCTTATAAGCCTTTTCTCCTATAGACTTCGTATTTCTTATATATGATGTCGCAAACATGGGTTCTCCACCACCAGAAGTGGCGTTAATCATCGTGGAAATTGTCCCAGTCGGCGCAATAGTAAGCAACTGGCTGTTTAACGGATACTTGCCTTTGTATTTTTCACCAATAAAAGGCTCAACTCTTGTCTTATAAAACTCACTGTCAAACATGTTTGGATATATAACATGAATACCGAGCTCATCATTCAAATCACAAGACTTCTCAAAAGCGGCTATCAGCATTGTATGTGTGATTTTCTCCGCAATTCTTTGGGCTAATTCCGAACCATAACGAATACCCATCTTGATAAGGGCTCCTCCTAGGTCAAAAAGTCCAAGACCTATCTGACGGTATTTCTTTGCAGCCTCTCTCTGTCCTTCCAACGGATGAAGAGGAGTACCTTCTATTTGTATCGCATTCAACGCTTTTGTGGCGATTCTGCAATCTTTGTCAAACAATTCATAATCAAATTGTTTGTCATTATTGACATACTCATACAGATTCATAGAACCCAATAAGCAAGCGCCTCCAGAAGGTAGCGGTTCCTCCGCACACTGCCCTGTCATTATACCATTAAAAATACCTGTATGATTTTTATGCTCTGTAAAACAATACACATTTTCCTCAACACCTGCATCTTGTATATCAACAATTGTAACAAACCTACCAGCATTCCTTTGAGGAGTCGCATTTAAATCAACCCGATGACATATCAATCCTAATTCCAATAATTTTATTGTATAAAAAGGACTAACAAGTAATCTATAACTTTGTTTACAATAATATTCCTTTTTAACATCATCATTATGTGTAGGTAATTTATCAACTCTTTCAGGCTTCATATTTGTAACAACGGAAGGTGTTCCTAACGTATGTAACATACGCTGAATTTTCAACAAAAAGTTCTTGTCATTGCTAGATATGGAAATACCCCCATCTTTACTACTTCTAGAACCGTCAGCATCAACTAATCCCGATAACCATTCCAATCTTTCTTTAACAGAATATTCCATAGCCGGAACATAATCTTTGCTAGAAAGCTCTTCTTTTAAATGAGGCAAATTAATCACAATTCTATCTTCATTTTCATCTTTTCTTGTTACACCTTCGACAATGTATTGCTGTAATTTCTGCTTATTCTCCCCATACAAATAAACGACTGGAACTTTGTTAGAGCTATAATACCCATCTCCAGAGAAAAACCCTTGCGTATAAGGTATTCTTTTATCTTTAATAGATTTATTATCACCAGACTCAATAACAGGGAAATCATATTTCGCAACCTTATCTCCTACGTGAATTTCAGCGGCTTCCTTCCTTTCTCCATTATTCAGAACGAACTTATGTGTATATGTACAAATCAGCTCAGAACCATTGGAAAAAATAAATCTTTTTACATTCTGGTTTTTACCAGTCACACGCGGTTCTACCTCACTCCATTCAAAACCATTCCATATATTAACCTTCTTGCCAACAAGTTCATCAATTCTTTTATACCCAAATTCAGTCAGAATTAACGTATCTCCACTTACGCACGGGTTGGTTCCAGCATACTTAAAGTCCTTGTTCTCGCTCATCAAATGATACTTCTCAATCCTATCCCAGTACAAGATACCCGGCTCCGCATAATCCCAATTGTTCTTCACAAGCTTGTTGAACAATTCCTTTGCCTTGATTTTCTTAAGATAAACAGGTCCTGATTGCGTATCCACTCTCACAAGCTTTCCATATTCCTTGATAGCCAACATTTCCTGCTCGTTAATATCCATATCACATGGCCAATGCAGTAAATAATCACTGTCAGACTCAACAGCTTTCATAAATTTGTCATTTACCCTCACTGAAATATTAGCATTGTTTATTTCGTCAGTGTTAGCCTTGACATCAACAAACTCGTACACATCAGGATGGTCAACCGAAATCGAAAGCATCAACGCGCCCCTTCTTCCGGACTGCCCGATTGTTCCCGTCACAACATCAAAAGTTTTCATAAAACTCACAGCCCCTGTGGTTTCCTTTGCGGTATTGTTCACACTAGCCCCTCTAGGTCTAAGAGGAGACAAATCAACACCTACACCACCACCATATGAATACGTTCTTGCCATGTCAGAGCAAGTTTTATATATAGCCTCTATATTATCCTTTGTATCAATTACATAACAATTGCTTAAACTTGATTTTACACCTTCTCTGCTCAATCCGCGGTTTGCCAGGATTCTGCCTCCTGGAAGGAATTTTTTCTCCAACAACAATCTTTTAAAATCGGCATCACCGCCAGTTATCCTGTCAACCCAATGGTCAAATTCCTCCCCTTCCTGAAGATATTTTTTCGTGACTATATCGATACCAAGCTGGTTTCCATCAACCCATTCTGTTAACTTTTGTTTTGATTCCTCTGTCATAATATTTATTTTTTATGTGTTACTTTACCAATTTTTCTTTTTTGTTTCGTTAGCAAGCCTCATACGCTCGTCACCAAACTCGTTTTCAGGCCCTTCGTCAACGAGTTTGCCGAACCTGCATGTCCCGTTGTTGAACTCGATATTGGCTACAATACCACCGTTCTTTATGGCACCAGCCCTGAATTTCAGAAGAGCGAAATTAAGTACCGCCATGCCATCCGTACGCGCTCTTGAAGCGACCCTGGCAAGACTTATCACAATATGTCCAATCTGAACTTTCTTGATGGAGCCTCCGGCGTTTTCCATTCCGATAATCTCCGCGTTGAAAGAATTCTTTGTGCCTTGCACAGGAACCCATGCCGCAATACCGAACTCTTTGCAAATGGATTCCATCTTCCTCATGGCAACACCTTCCCTTGAGTACTCGCTTTCGTTTGAGTATTTCGTGTTGTCGAGTTTGAAGCACTCGAAATAATCAGCAATCAGAAGGTCAGGGTAAAATCCCCTTGCTATGTGGTATTTAAGGAGATTCTCTATATCCTGCGCGCCGAACTCTCCGCTTGACGCATGGTGGCATATTATGTTTTCCTTTATTTTCTTCCTGTCTTCCAGCAACTCGGGCTCTGTATTAAGCCTTGTCCTTGCCAATGCGGCATATTGCGGATTTATAAGCTGACCGGCTTCTATGTCTTTGAGAACATAGCCGTAATATTTGCGTTTTATCTCGTTCTCTGTACCCTCGAAGAATATATGTAGCACTTTGTATCCCTCAAGAGCGGCATTCGCGGCGAATCCGCATGTCGTGCTTGTTTTACCTACTCCGGAAGGGGCAATTATTACACCAAGTTCACCTTTGCCTATACCACCCATCAGCATGTCATCTATTAACGGGCTTCCTGTAGGTATCACAATTCGAGAATCCTCGTCCAACGCCATTTCCCAGTCATCATCAAAAACCCTGAATTCGTTATGGTTATGGTAGCTTATGTCCAACGGCTTTCTGACAAGCTCCTCTATTTTGGAATAACTCTCATAATCACCGTTTTCCACTATCTTTCTAGCTTCGTTTATAGCACGGACAAGGCCTTGCTGTTTGAAGAACCTTTCGGCGGTTTCCTTGTATTGTTCGAAAAAAGTATTGTCAACAACATCCCTGACTCTTTTCAGAACATCAAGAGTTTTCGTAAGTCTCTGCGCTTCTGATATTTGAGAGCGTACTGTCATTTCAATAACATCGTAGGTCAAAGGCGCTCCGCAAGCTTCATGATACAATTCTCTCATCATACGGACGATATCCCTGAACTCAGGTGTTGTGAAAGCGTTCTGGTCAAGTATTGGCTCTATACATGAGAAAAACTTGCCATCCTCAATCAATATCTTGATAAGTTTGTATTCATATTCAACACCAAGGAATTCCAACGTGTCTTTTCTGACTTTGCTCACCGCCATTTTTATCTGTTTTAAAAGGTTCTATTTGTTTTTTTAGTTTTTTGAAGGTATAGTTCCGTCGAAATAGTCAAGTGTTTTTTTCATGGTATGTTTTCTCCATTCATTGACATATTTCTTATTATATGAGTTATATGCATATTCTTTGCAATCTGTTATAACATCGTGAACGAATTTCCCGTCTTCGAAATGTCCTTCAACATTGTCATAAATGTCGTATTTTGTATATTTTCTTTCAGGGTCACCGCTCATCGCCTCGCAGATTCTCTTGATTATATAATGCGACAAATCCATCCTGCCATATGTCATGGCTTTATTAAGTGATTGTGAATAACTGAGCATTGTCTGGTCCCTGTCCCTGTATGAAGAACCTGAGTTTGTTATGTCAACACTGTTTCGCACATATTTTGGATAACATGTTCCGTCCCATATGTACTCATAAACGACTTTGTTGTCCATCATGAATTTGAAATTGAATGTGACATCATACGGGTTGAGTTTTTCATCCGGTTCATTGAATGTGACCGCATTTTCCGGATACTCAAGCCAAGTTTTCTCGTTTTTACCGTCAAAACCTGTCATCTGTACCGGAGAGGAAGAGTTGTACCACATATAAACACGGCTTTTTGATTTTAAGTCGTCTTTCAAAAGCATAACACACTCGTCAAGAGCCTCTTTTAGTTCCAGAGAGTTAACGGAGTCGATTATGAAACCGTTTATTTTGAAATACCTTTGACAGATAAAATTGTCGTTCACAGAATAAATGAACTGGAACCTTTCTTTGTAGTTTCTCTCTGCGTCCCTGTAAACAGGTTTTGTTGAATCGTTTCTTTCCATTAGTTTTTGTGTTTTTATTTTTATATTTTAAATTGTATTTTCAAATCTCTTTCTCTCCTTCTCGGCCAGACTCGTGAAATCGGAGAAAAACCTTGAGAACTCATCCTCGTTAAGGAGCTCCTCAACCATGTTGTCTGACAATGTTTTGTAAAGCGCCTCATATGTCCTTCCTTCAGGGTCCATCGGAGCGTACATGAACGACTCCATCGTTTCAACCGCCTCGCTGGTCAGCATAGGTCTTCCCAAATCCATCAGTCTCCTGTTTATCCTGTATAAATCATTGCCCTGTTCACCGTCAGTAATGCCATTCGCAAGATTATCAGCCCACTTTAAATGCGGTTTTTTCTCCTTCTCACGGTTTTCGTTTATCCTTTTGGCTCCTTCAACAATCTCTTCGAGTGTCACAGGTCTTTTCCTGAATTCGGGGAAATTATCCAGAAGCGTTTTTTCCCCAACACCCTTAACACCTTTTATGTTATCTGAAGGGTCGCCACATATCATCTTTTTCAAAAGTACATTCTCATGCCTGTAACCAATCTCTGACGCGTGGTTTTCGGGAGTTATAAGCTTTTTCATTTTAGGTATGTAAACATATACCGTGTCACTTATAAGCTGTGTCAAGTCACGGTCACTTGTCATTATAACACACCTTTCTTTCGGTTTTTTATGAAGAACATAATAGGCGATTAAATCATCACCTTCCACAAAATCTTCGTATATATTCCTTATGTAAAGATTTTCCAAACATTCCATCACAACAAGACGCTCCCTTTCGAAACGTTCGTCATCACTCTCACATCCGGGAACCCTCTCTGTTCTCTGTTTTCTTGATTTCTCCATAACTTTCGCGCAGAAAGCGTCCATTGAGCGATTGTACGGTGTATCATCTCTTCTTTTGGTAAAATTCTTGTTCCTGTTCGCCTTATATGTAGGAAGTATGTCATAACGCATTATACCAGACTGCTCTCCGTCATAAAAAGCGTATACATATTCAAACGGCATAAGCCTCATGGCAAGCTTTATCTGAAGAAGTGTCTGGAAAACCATCCCATAATCAACACCGTCAGAAGAAAGTCTCAAATCCACAAGACTCATCTTCATGATAGAGTTCATATCAAGCAAAAGCGTGTTGAAAGAAGGCTCTGCAAAGCCTGGATTCTTATCGGTAACCCTTTTCGGGATGGGTTGCATAGTATAAAAATATACGGTTCTGTCCGCACTATCGCGGTTTCAGTTTAACGATGCAAAGATACGAATTTTTTCCAAATGTTGCAAGAAAAAAAATAAAAAAATCCGGAAAAATTTTCCGGATTGATTATCAGTCGTTTACATCACCATCTCGCTCTTCGTATTCAATTTCACCGATTTCATTTTCACTCAAACCGTTGGTTTCTGCGAGTTTTTTTCGTATTTCGTCGGAATATGTTTTCTTGTACTCGTCAAGCTTGTCAGGGTCCCAGAATCCGTGAGTGAGAGAGCATATTTCCCCTGAATAGGTGATATCGTTGACATGGTTCTTCTCAACCTTGATTTTAGTCTTGATGCCATACTTGTATTCCCTTCCGCCCGAAGTAGCCGTAAGCTCTTTTATGCTCGCAGAAGCTATCCCACCATAATATATGGAAAGACGTACAGACCAGTCCAAAGACTCGCCACCCTTGCTGTTTACCTGCGGGATTCCTGTAGCTGTTGTGCTGTTCCATATCTTCTGCACAAAGAAAAGACTGTTTGTGTACTCCGAATTGATATTCCTGCTTGAAGGTATAAGGTCGTTGACAATTATATTGAATGACGTTGATACCGCCCCGGCATACCACATCGCGTTGTTAGTATGGTTAATAGCCGCACGATAACATACGCCGACACCTATTGAATCAATGATAAAGAACATGTCAAAAGGAAGCTCACCTTCCCTTTGTTTTGAAATCAAATCCTGTATACACATAGCCACATCCTCGATGACATATGTGTCCCTTGCGGGCTTGGAAAGCCATTTTCCATGTTCATGGTCATACTTTCCGTAAATCTCATAAAGCTTAGCCGTGTCATAATAAAGCATGTCATCACCGGGCCCATAAACCACCTCTCCAGTCTCGTCATCAAAAGTTTCGGTAATGTTAACTCCAATTGACTTTGCGTGCGACCATGCGAAATTGTTCTCAAGCTCAAACACAACCGGAATAATTCCCTGTCTCTGGCAAGCCTTGATAATCTCCAATTTCAATGTTGATTTACCAGTGTTGCTCTTTCCTCGGCAACGGCTTACATATCCGCAAGGAATGTTAGTTTTAACAGCCTTTACGAAAGCTTCTGGCATGATGAGCCATTGAGGTTCTTTCTCCTTAACCTCTATAAGGTTGTTTTTTTCCTTGAATTTCTTCAATGCCGCTAATTTGTCCTGCGACGTCAGTGCTTTCGTACCGGCACCTTTTTTTACCGCGGTCTTAACCGCCTGTTTTACTGCCATAATAAAAACTTTTTAATGTTAAACGCTTTTAAAACTTTTCCTAAATGTTATATCCGCAACCTTTTTGATTGCATCCTTTGGTATTTTTGTTTCTGTATATAAACCCATATCCATATTAGGGTCGTAATATATCCTTACGGAATCATCAAGTTTTCTTGTATCAACAGAAACCAATGTATATCTACCGTCATTCCTATCGTCATCATTATGTATGCACAGAGTTTGCCCAATAGAATAAATCTCTTTATCATTGGCGTTACCTTTTATCAGATACACACGATTAGGGTATGAGAAATTACTGTTTTCGCTTGATGGTTTCAAACCTGACGCCATGATACTGTCAATCTTATAATATGGTGTCCAGTGAAACAACAGCACATAAACTTCTTTCACCCAGTCCGTTACATCTGCCTGCATCCTACTTGTTGGCTCGAAATGCAAAATCCAGAAGTTCATATTATCAATAGTTCTTCGTGTTTTTGAACCAAGAAAATAGCCCACTTTCTCCATGTCGTCTTGTATCAGCTCATCGTTCATACCTTTATCCGCAACAACAACATATATTGCGACATTGTTATAAGCTTCTCGCTTTCTCACCATCAAAGGATTGAGATTATATTTCTCAACAAGCGTTTTAATTATATCATCAGCGGGATATTCTCTTCCAAATTCTTCATCGATTGTCCCTGGCTCATACATCGGATTTCCGTAACACTGCATCACAGGCTCGTATCTCAAATCACGATACTCTCTTCTAAGTATATTGATATCTATTTTAGACAAATCAATAACATCGTCTATATTTTCATCATTTCCAACAAATTTTGCGATAGATTCCGCAACAATCCGTTTTAAATCGGATTTTGTCAGATATACTTTTCTTTTCACCATGTTAACCATGTTTTTTGAGGTTATTTCACTTTTAAAACCAATGTGTCATAGCACTTTCTACACAAAGCCCTGTACATCCCGTTTCCGCCTATGGCTATGGTCTCACCGTCAGTGATAATATTCCCATCCTCGTCAAACCTTGCGTTCATGGTGGCTTTTCTCCCACAAGAGCAGGACATCTTTATTTCCTCAATACAATCAGCCAATTCCATAAGCCTCTTGCTGCCAGGAAACAGTTTCCCAGTAAAGTCCGTCCTTAAACCGTAGCAAACAACGCTTAATCCATGTTTGTCCGCCAATAGTGACAACTGTTCAACTTGTATCTCCGTTAGAAACTGGCTTTCATCCACTATAATCCACTTCGGAGGTTCCATAGCATGCAGAGTAAGGTTCACAAAGTAATCCTCAATGTATTCGAGTATGTTGAGGTCATCCTCAATCATCACACATTCTTTCTCTATACCCATTCTGGACCTGATAACACCTTCACCATCCCTGGTGTCCGCTGAAGGTTTCATACATAAGACAGGAACTCCCTGGTCTTCAAGAGAATGTGCCTGCGATAAAAGCATCAGGCTTTTGCCTGAATTCATACAACCGTATTTGAAATATAATTTTCCGAACATAAATTATTTTTTTAAAATGGCAATTCCGCATCATTGGCACTCGCATCGGCAACACGACTGTTATCCTCAAGGATTTCATTCCCTTTAAGGTCTTCATCGTCATTGTTTTTATCCTCTTTTTTTATTTTAGCCACATAATGATTGACAGAACTATCCCATACAGGCACACCACCGTCTGCGATAACACTCAGATACTCATAAGGTTTAATCTTATACATATCCCTCCATTCTTTCGGGTCATTAATCCAGGCATCCGCCTGAGCAGTGTCATTGGATAATTTTGACGGAAACTTCGCATCAGTGATGTTTATCTCCGTTTTCTCAATGCCTTTCTCACTGCTCTTCTCGCTCTTCGTTATTGTCAATATAAGGTCATACCCTTCTTCATAATCGAATATATTAAGCCTTCCTCTTCCGGCCTCAAGAGACTCCCTGTTCCTTTGTTCAGCCAATCCCCTGATTTTGTCATAAATCCCGTTTCCGTTAGACCAAGAATTGAATCTCCAAAACTTCACACCCTCATCCTCTTTTCCTCTTTCAATACATCTTGCAACATAGGCAACCCTTTTTGTGTCTTTGAGTTTGAAAGCCTCTCTGCATAAACTCTTTCGCTCAGGACTGCCTTTTTCAAACTTGTTGGCCTCCTCGAAAAGCTCGTCAACACGCTTGCACAAAGGACACCCCCTACTATCATGCTCCGGATAATTCAAGCTGTCACCACATACGAACGTCTTGAATCCGCTTTCAGCAACCTCCTTGTCAACTGTCATGGTATGTACATCAACAGGGATTGCGAATTTAAGTTTGCCTTCACTGTTCTTTGTCAGGATAATCCTGACTGTTATCTCCCTTTTAGTCTCCCCTTTCGCAAGTTTTGTGTTAAGATAGTTTCTTTCGTCAAATGTTGACACTTTTTTCTCTTCTTTGTTTTTTTCGTCGAAGTAATCTTCAACATTACCATTATTTTCCATAATATCCATTTTAATTTTTTACGCCGCAAAGATACAAAAAAAATAAACACAAAAACAAAAAAAACCACAAAAAATGTGGTTTTTGTCAAAATCGTCTAATCTTCGGAATCAGAACTGGAGAAACCTAGGATTCCAATTAAGGCTTAAGCCTATCCCTATATAAGGAGACATTTTTACCGGTTTTGAAAGCGTTGCTCCGTAACCAACTTGCAATCCTATACCAAGCCCGAACTGTTTCCTGCTCTTATACTCATAATTTTTATCAGTAACCAGAATCCCGGCTCCATTATTGAAAGTGCAACCAGGATAATCAGTCTTGAGTCTTATGTAAGTAAAGCCCTTCTTATCCCTGTAAAGAACACTCTCAACCCATATGTCCTGTTCTATCCCGATATCCGCTTTCCCGTCACTTTCCAAAATACCAGTCTCACAGTCCACCCTGTATGGAATCGACATTGAAATCTCCCTGCTTGAATTACCGAATATAGTAACGTCATTAGCCGTTATCCAACCCTTGTCAGCCCATTCTTTGTCCAGATAAACGGTGTCATGAACAACAGTGACCGGAAGTTCCATGCTGTCTGACACGGACGCCACATACTTTATTATGGTAACAGGCGTTTTCCCCCTTTCCATCTTCAACGAGTCGGCAAGCTCTTCAATTCTCAGCTGCATGGCTCGCATCTCCGCTATGTTGTATTTCCCCTGTTTGTAATTTTTCAGGGTGTCGTTAACAGCGAGAAGATTGTTTTCGAGACGCTCGTTCTCTGCCTTCTGCCTTTTGGCGTTCTCACACTGCCTAACAGTTATACAGCACAAGACAACAAACGCCAACACAATAATGTATTTGGCGTTGTTTTTAACTGTATCAATCGTTTTTTGAAATATATTTGTCGCAGACATTCTAATATTTGTTCAAAAGTATGTTCTTGTCTATGTATGAAGGTAATTTTTGTGAAGCTATCGTAAGAGAAGTCCTTATCCTGGACTCCTTTTTTATTTCATCCGAAGTCGTGTAAGCTATTCCAAGCATCCCAAGTTCACCTTTCACACCATTTATAGTGATAAATGCCAGGTATTCGTCATCATCATCTTCCACTCTCTGGGCAAGTTTCGGGTCTATTACAGCAAGCTCTTCTCTCGTACCGCACCAGAATATGTTCCGTAAAAGATATATCGGGAGATTGTAATTTGACATGTTCAGATTCGTGTATGTCTCACAGACATATCGTGTACCCTTGCTAGCGTCCTCATATGTCATCTGTGCGAACTTGAAAGGCAATCCAGATGTGTTATTTGTTCCGTTGTGCATTTCGAATATGAAAACACGGTCACAATCCAAATCAGCCAATATGTCTTTCAGAATCAAATCAACATCAGGCTTGTGTTCGTCCCTTAATCTGTTAAGGAGCTCATGTTCAGCCCTCTCTTCGTTCTCCATCTCCTGTGTGGCTTCGGTTACAACCCTCTTAACGGTTTTTGGGAGCACAAAAAGCTCGTAAACACTTATAACAACACCCACAGTGACTATGATTATGCATAAAGATTTAATAAAACCCACTTCCTTGATGTTGTTCCAAAGTTTCATAAAAAGCTCACCTATTTTAGTAAAAAGCTCAGCGTTCTTGAATAATGCAGCAATTTGAGTTAACATGGCAGTTCGCGGAAGTGGGTTTAGTTGTTAGCGTCTCTTTCGAGATTCCTGACAGTGTTTATGTCACTAGCCAGGTTGTCGGCCCTGTTTGGCTTGTTGTAATTTCTGCTGTCATATGACGCCAAACCCCTCATTCTGTCCAGTTCCTCGTTTACTTGGCCCATATTGACACTCTTTTTTATGTCTGTTTTGATATAACCGAACATGCCGTCCGCTTTACATTCAACAATGTAATCAGTATCGTTCGCGTCTGTCATATGGAACTTATTCCCGTCAACCTTGTAATCCTCCGGTATAAGCTGACGAACTTTATCCTCGCTTAAAAACACCGTGTTTTTGAAACGCAGCCTTTTTGTCACTTTACTTTCTTTGAAAGCTGTTTTTGTTTTGTAAATGTCCGGTTGCTCTTTGGCTATCTCTCGAGCTTTAAGACCCGCTTTTGTGACATCCTCACCCTTCTCTGTCATTTCTTTTGAAATCTCTTTCCTCTTCTCATAAAACTCCTTGCCGGATTTCCTCGTGTCTTTTTCAGCGTCAGTTTCCTCACCCTTATGATTCTCTTTTTGCTGTACAGAATCATAACCCTCGGCTTGGGCTTCAACCCTTTCAACCCACTCTTTTCCCGGTTTAACACTAAACCTAGCATCAAGTGTGGTTTTGTTGATGTCCGGATTTCCGTTGTCACTGATTCTTCTACCAGCTTCAGGTTTCTTAGGTCCGTATGAATCCTCTGAATCCTCGAGCATTGTCTCAACCGCTTCACTGTTTATTTTCTTGTTCTCCTTGTTAAACATAACCGGTTTGAACTCGTTGCGGTCCTTTTCTTCTTTCAAGATAGCGCTCAGCTCGTTGAACGTGTATCTTCTTTCCTCTAATTTTGCCATTTTTTTATGTTTTGTATTTAGTTTTTAGTATATGCTTCTGTATGGTATTATTGACATTTTCAGAGCCTCCATAAGTCTTTTGCAACGCAGTTTCAACTCCCTCTCCTTGCTATACTCTTCTTTCGGTTTTCCAATCTCCTTCTCTATCTCACCGTTAATATCACTTATAGAACCCATTAATTCAGCCTCGTTATATTCAAAACCGTTTAGCATCATTTCTTTTTCTTTTTCTTTCCTCTCGTCGCATAAAACGAACCACGGGTTATTATTTGGTTTGAAATAGGTTGTATAAACCCCATTCCTTTACCGTCACCAGAAACAGTTGAACAAGTTGTCGCACCACTTCCACTGTTTGCTATATCGCATCCAAGCCCACAATCTCCTCCGGATATAGCACCTCCGGACTCACCATCCTCATTAATCGGTTTTGAGTCAAGGCCAACATTATTACCTGTAATATCAATATATAGCCTATTCAGTTTTTCTTTGAAACCTTCTTTCGGAACTGTGTATTTAACTTTTATCACAGATTTTCCGTCAATTTCTGTCAACTTTGACTGTCTTTTAACAATCCCTCTATCAATCAGCTTCCCCAAAAGTTTTCTTCTGTCAAGCCCATTAGACTCAAGCTCGTATCCGGGTTTGCTGTTTATCGGGTCTTGTAACAACGACTCCAGGAACTTTCCGACATTATTGACAAAACGATAATGCGTCAAACACGAGCCTTCACTTAAAATCTTGGCTTGTCTCTCGTTTACTATGAAAACTTTGCCTCTCGTCATCAGTGTTTAAGCATTGATTTCCAAAAACCTTTCCTCTGCCAGAAATTTGTCAGAAGCTCGTCAATAACATCGGCGGTTATCTTTGAGACTTTCTTCTCAAAATCTCGTCCATCCATATAATCCTCTATCCTGCTGTTGATTAACGAACGAACATCACTCTTCGTGAGTTCCTCGTTAACCATTCTTCTTATAACCGATTCGTTGACCATATTTTTGTTTTATAATAAATATCGCATAAAACAAAAAAAGCCCGGCGGTTTCACCTCCGGACTCTTTTCTTCCATATCTTGTGTTGCGTCAATCCAAATCGTCACCAGGTACAATGTTTTTCCCGTTCAAGTTTTCGCTTTCAACAGTATTTTGGTCGTTATCGCTGTTGTGCATACTCATCGGTTTTATGTCTTGCATTGAATCAAGCGTTCGCTCTTTCCAGTTTTTATACACACCATACATCTTGTTAAGTTTTGAAAGCACATCCTCGTTAATAACAAGAGTGTTTGTGTGTATGACACACTCCTCACCGGCATGTTCTGGCCTGTAATGGAACTCAAACTTTGTTTCATTACCCAAAGACGATATG